TGGAGATGAGGGTGCATTCTTAGGTTTCCTCAGAAACTATTTCATAGATTCAATATCTGAAATAAGTTTAAGAGATACCAATCCTATACTTACTGCACCAACATTGTTAGCACAAGCTAATCCAGATTTCTTAAAGTTTAATGTTAATCAAACAGTTAGAGATACTATTGGTGCTAATCCTAGTGTTAGAGATTACCAAGTTATCTATGACTGGGCAGGAAAAGAAATAGAAAGATTATCTGCAGCATATGCAGAATCACAAAAGATTTATGAACAAGCTAGAGTAGATGTTGCTAAACAAGCAGCTCAAGATAAGTTAGCAGGTACAGAACAAGATTATTATTTATTACCTCCATCAATGTCAGATGCTGATGTTTCAGCAGCTTTCTCTACAGGATTAGATGAGTTTGTATATAATTATTTCAAACCACTAATTGACCAAGGTAAACAAGATGTTGCTTACCAACAGGGATTAGGAGTAGCTATAGCGAGTTTAACTAAATAATGGAATACGATTTACCACAACCAATAATAGAAGTAATTGAAGAGATGGAAGGTGAGTTCCACGCTAAACCATATAAAGATATTAATGGTGTATTAACTATTGGTTATGGACATACTAATGCTACTGGAACATTTAAATTTAATAAGAATACAGTTATAACTAAAGAACAAGGATTAGAAATATTAGCTAAAGATTTAGGTGCAGCTAGAGGACACGCTGAACAGATGTTAAAGAATAGAAATCTTACAGCTACAGAAGAGCAACTAGATTATATGATGCTTGTGTATTTCAATAGACCTTGGGCATTAGGAGCAACTATAGATGTAATTGCTGAAGGTAACATTGACTTAGTTAGAAAAGCACAGTTAGATGCTTATGAACAATATAGAGGTGAAGAAGCACCACAATGGTACATTAATAGAATTGATAAAGAAGTTAAGTTTGCAAATGAGTTTGATAGTAAAACAGATTTAAGTGGTAATAGAATACCTGAAGGACCTGTAACTATTTTTGATGCTAGTGGTAATCCTGTAGATGTACACCCAATGTTAGTAAATGATTTGTTAAGTTTAAAACCAGCTAAATATTTTCCTGAACCAGGACAAGTAGTTGAACCTGATGTAAGTAAAATAAATATACTTGATAGTTTTTATTCTAAGTTTAAATCACAAGTTCCTAAAGAAGCAGGAAGTTATGAAGCTGCACAAATTAAAACAGATATTAGAAGGCAGGAAGCGAATTTAGAATGAGTGAAAAAGCTTGGAAGTATTCAGATAAACCTACACCAGACTTAGTATATTACGATGCAGATACTGGTAAGTATTATTACTTGTATGATGCTGGAGATTTTTTATCAGCAGATGAACCAATATATATTTCATATGATGTAGGAACTATTAAGCCACACGGATTAACTAATGAAAGACAATTACCAAAGATAGTTTATTCAGAACCTGGAATACTCTTAGGACATACAGCACTTAGTGCTTCTGCTATATCTGAATATTATGATGATATGGATGACTTTAATCCTGCTGAAGCATTCGGAGAAACCATAGAACTATATAAAGAATATGCTCCTTGGTTTTATGAAGTACAAACAGATGAAGAAGGTAATGTTGTAGCTGCTCCAGGTATGTCATTATTACTAGAACATCTATGGTTAAACAGACCTATAGATGAGAACGACCCAAGACTTAAAGAACTTAAGATGCCTTGGACTATTGGACAATTACAATTTATAAATGCTGGTGGTTTAAAGAATAATGATTATCAAACTAATGCAAGACTTAGAGAACTTAGAGATGTTAGAACAGAAGAATTAAATGCTACTCTTACAAAGATAGGTATTGATGTAGATGATTTTGTTAATACTAACTTTGATTCATATCAAAACTTAATTGAAGTTTATACACAAGGTTTATTAAACTCTACCAACTTAGATGACTTTGTTAAACATTACACAGGAATAGATGTACTTAATCCAAAAGATTCTAGATACTTATCATTTCAAAATTTAATACAAGAACAAGTAGATACTGGTCTTAAGTTTGATTTAGGTTCATTAGATTTTAGAAAGTCTAAAGAAGCAGAGAGATTAGGCATAAGATACTTAGGTCAAATGAAATATAATACTTTAGACGAAGATACTAAAAAACAAGTATCTTACTTTGTATCTACTGACCAAGTAGATAAAGCAGAGGAAGTATTACAAAAGATATTTGATAGTGACCCATACTTTGAAAGATTTGCAGGTAAAGGTTTAAACTATGCACAAGTAGCTGGACCATATAGACAGCTATATACTTCTATCTTTGGTGATGCACCAGATGAAACAGATACTTACTTCTATGAAACATTGGGATTAGGTTTTCAAGATGCTGGTAAATCTATGAGAAAAAAAGCTTATGAAACTGGTAATCAATACTTTGGAAGAACTGTAGCTTCCCAGCTAAATAATAGTTTGGGTGGTAATGTTATAAGAGGAATATAATGGTAAGAGTTTATAGAAAAGATTATTTAGCAGGATATGAAGTATCTGCTGACCAAGTTGATTGGTATAAAGAAAGAGGATATACAACTAGTTATCAAGATGCTTTTGATGCATCAACTGATGTTGGTGGTGAAAATTATACAGGAACTGTATCAGATAAAACAACTAGCACAGAATCAACTGACGCTACATTTACAGCAGAACAAGCACAAGTGCTTATGCCTTGGCTTACAAAACTTGCACCAGTAGAAGGTAAGAAACTTATAGATGAATATGTTCAAGGCTATATAGAAACAGGTGAAGCAACATTTGCATTAGCTAAGATGAGAGCTAGTGATAGTTATGAAAAAGTATTTCCTGGTATTACTAGAGATGATGGTTCTTTAAGAATGACAGAAGCACAGTATCTACAAAATAAAGAAGCTGTACTTATACACTTTAATGAGTTTGGTATAGGTGGATATGGTGGACAAGTTATAGATAGTTTGTTTCCTTCATTAGTTCAGAACAATGTATCTCCTGATGAAATAGCAGCTAGATTATCTGTAGCTGATAGACAACTTAGTAACTTATCTCAAGAACAGAAAAGAAATGTATTACAAGCTTATGAAAATTATTATTCAACAGAGTTAGGTGAAACAATAGAACTAGATGAAGCTGCACTTATTCCTTTAGTAATAGACCCTGATGTCAATGCACAGATTTTAAATAGGCAACTTAATGTTGCAAGAATAGGTAACCAATATGCAGTTACTGCTGGTGTTGAAGCTAGTAGAACTGCTATCGAAAGTTTAGTAGGTGCAGGGTTACAGCAATCAGAAGCACAAAGAACATTCCAAGCTGCAGTAGATAGAGCTTTGATTAGTTCTAGATTAGCTAGAAGGCAACTTAGAACTGAAGCTCCTTCTGCTATGGAAATCTTACAAGCACAGTATCTTGGAGATTTAGATACAACATTACAATTACAAGCTATTGAAGCACAGGCAGCATCAGAATCTACAGTACAACTTGGTGCAGCCAAAACACAAGAAGGTGCAGTAATTGGCTTGACAGAGAAATAAATCTGCTATACTTATTGTAGTGCCTGGCAGGTCGGCAAATAGGGCTGCAAAATTCGGTAACGCCTCCAAGGTGTGTTACCTGTTGTTCGTAAACCCTTGTGTAAAATCCTTTTAATTACCTAGCGATTAATACTATAGGATTATTTTATATGCTAGAGAAGATGGAGAAATTAATGGAAGATATAAATAACCAAATAGAAGATACTACAGAAGAATTAGATGATTCAACTGATGGTATTAAACAACTTAGAGAAGAGTATAAAAAGCTTAAGGCAGAGAACAAACAGTTCAAAGTCACAGCTATGAATGATGCTTTAAGTTCTTTAGGACTTAGTGCAGATAAAGGCATAGGTAAAGCTGTTACAAAACTCTACGATGGTGAAGTATCTGTTAATGCAATAAGAGAATTTGTAGCTCAAGAGTTTGGAGAAGTTAGTAGTTCTAAACAACCTAGCGAACAAATATCTAACAATGTAGTTGAAGCACAATCAAGAGTTGAACAGCTCAATAGGATTGGAGTAAATGCTACACCTATAGATGTATCAGCAGAATTTATGAAATTCGTTAAAGACCCAAATATAAAACCAAGAGATAAAATCAATGCGAAACTTCGTATGATGGAAACTCTTAAAGAAGATAATAAGTAATTTAGATATAGGAGAAGATATATATGGCATCAATATCGTTAACTAATAGTACGATTTATGCACAAAACATAAATAACTTCACTGGTGAATTATTCAAAGTCGGTGGTCAAAGAACACCTTTCACATCTGCAGTTGGCGGAATCAGTGGCGGTGGCAAAGTTATCCAATCTACATTTTGGCAATTCCAAGTAGAAGATAATGCAGTCATTAACTCTGAGCCAACCAAAGGTCAAGAAGGTTCTACACCTACAGAATATCTTGGAAGAGATAGAGCTGCATATCACTATGTAACTCAGATTTTCCACAAGGGTGTACAAATGACTTACACAGCTTTGGCATCTACTCAAAACCAAAATCCTTTTGATTTATCCGCAAGTATTGTTAATGCTTCTGATGGAGATGGAACAGTAACTGCTGGTGATAAATTAGGATTATTTGGTGGTAGCCCAGTGAATGATGAGTTCGCTTTTCAAATGGAAAAGGCTCTCGAAAAAGTAGCAAGGGAAGTTGAATGGTTTGCATTCAATGGAACTTATTCAGATGGTGCTAATGTTACACCAGGTTCAGGTACTCGTGAAATGCGAGGACTTAAAGAATGGTGTGAACTTAACGCTAACGCAGACAATACAGTCGCTCCAGTTGCAACTGGTGGTAATATTTATTACAACGATGCAGCAGGTGATGGTACAGGAGCAGCAAGAGTCCTTTCTTGGGATGCTATTGCAGAATCCTTAAAGAGATTGTATGATGCACACGCACCAATGTCTAATCCAGTTCTTGTTGTTAATCCAAAGCAAATGCTTGACCTTAACAAAGAACTTATTTCTAACTCTTTAAGTGGCACATTAGCTGCTATCTTACCAAGAGATAGAAATGTTGGTGGTGTTGACATTGACTCAATCGTTACACCATTTGGCACAGTTGGAATGATGGTAGTTGACCCTAACATTCTTCCTGCTGACACAGCGTTCATTGTAGACTTGGCTTACATTAGTCCAGTCTTTACCAATATCCCTGGTTTCGGAACAGTTTTCGTCAGAGATATTGACCAAAGTGCAAACGCTAGAATTGGTAAAGCAATTTATATGGAGATGGGATTCGAATTTGGTCCTCCTTCATATCACTTAAAGATTGCTGGTGCTGATTCAGCCTAAGTAATTTAATTATCAAGATTAGGGTGGAACTCCACCTCCACCCTTTTCTTGTGCTATCATAGGTTAGAAATGAGTAGTAATATAGGAAACCTTGTTGATAGAGTCTATCGTGAATACTTAGAACCAAATGATGATATACAATCTTTTTCTGTTTTAAGAGCAACTTTAGATGCAGATGCAACAGACACAATCGTACAATACGAATCAGAATATTTAACTTCTGAAGAAGAAGATGCTATGGAGCCTGGTGCTTTTATAGAGATAGGTCAAGAAATTATGTTAGTTACAGACCTTAACACTTCAGCAGAACAAATTACAGTTAAGAGAGCTGTAAGAGGAACTTCTTTAGAAGCACACGCAGTAGATGACTTAATAAAAATTAATCCAGTATTTCCTAGAAAGAATGTATTTGATGCTGTATGTGACCAAATTAAAAATTTATACCCTACATTATTTGCAACAGAAACTAAATCAATTACTGCTAAGACAGGATATATTCCTTTAAGTGGAGCTAATGATAACTACTTAATAGCACCTATCAAATCAATCTCGCAGTACACAGATTTCTCTGCAGGTTCTGATGAAACAGGTGTTGTGTTTCAAGGTGTAGCTGTAGAACTTGTTGACTTGCCTAATCCTTTTACATATACAGATGCAGAAGGAACAGAACAAACTATTACTTATTCAAACAATGGACCTAATAAGGTTAATGCTCTTCAAGTTTATAATGTCAATGCTGGACATACAGTCTTTGTTACATTTAAAAAGAAGTTTGTAGAACCTACTGCAGAAACAGATACGCTTACAACTATAGGTTTAGAAACAGAATATGAACCAATTATTATGGCTGGTGTAGCTGCACAGATTATTGCAGGTAGAGATATACCAAGTGCTACTGTAGAAAATATTACACAAGCTATGCAAGTACAAAACTTTCCTGTTAACTCTGCAACAAGTATTAGAAATTCTTTATTGTCATATCAAAGAATACTAATAGAACAAGCACGAAAGGATTTAAGGGCTAGATTTCCAGAGCCAGTTACGATTAATAAGATTAGTTATTCCTAATGGCTAGAGTACCTACAGTATCTACAACTGATAATCCTAAAAGAAAAGGATATGACTTAGCTTTAGATGATTTATTATTTAGAACTGCGATAGCACCTAATAGACAATTAACAATATCTTCTGCAGAGTTTCCTAGTCAGCAAATTAATCTTACTCAAAATCCTGAAGATATTACTACAAACATTGGTCAGATATTTTCTCGTTCAGATTTTAGTGGAGGTCAAGGACTTGATTCTGCACACAAAAGAAATAATACTACTAAAGATGTTACAAGATTTTATGACAGCAAAGGTGTAGATGTATTTCACGGAGATGATGAAACTTCTTATCATATTCATTTGTTATACACAACTGCAGCAGAAAGCATAAGTTTTAGTTCTGATAATAACTATATGGTTAGAACAACCAATGGAAATATTTATGTATCTGACAATACAACTATTTATGAAAGTACAGA